GCAATAGCAGCCGTTGATGCTGCGGTAATAGCTGTAGGCGCTATGGCACTAGATAATAATGTAGGGCCTATAGCTCCTGTAGAGCCTACAATTCCCATCGCCGGTGCTGCTGCTAAAAATGACATCTTTATGCTCCTTGAGTAACTGCTACTTTATATTCCATACCTAGTAAGGTAAATTTTAATGGTGCATTTTGTGTAATAGTAATCTTAGCTTCGTTACTATACCCTAATATACCATGCAATACTTTTGTGCCTGTAAACTCTGGCACATCTGCGTCTAATGTTAATGGTGTGTCAAATGATCTAAATGGAACTTCTATGTTATTAATAACCATATTTTGTGTTTCTAATACCAATGCATTAACTTCAACAATACGTTTTTTAAATCCAAGTCTTGTGCCAGATTGAACTTTAAGATCTATCGGCATTGTAGTCGCTTGCACAACAATTGGCAATCCTACTTCATAAGATGATGTTGATGCTCTAGGGAATGATACTGTCCCACCAGCTGGCACTGTTTGATTAGCTTGCACAATACCATCAAGAATGATATTAACTTCTTTGCCTACTAGATGGCTCATAGATACTGATGAAGCTACTCCGCCTGTTTTGGCACTATCTGTTAATAAACTATGCTCTACTTTTTCCACATAGTATTGATCTGTGCCAGATATGGTTCTTTTAACAACTGCATATATAGTAGTAATATCAACGCTAACATCTATAAAAGATCCTTGTGATGTAATAAGTTCCGATGGTGCAATAACATTTTGTGATCTCATTAATGAATAAGCTGCCATAGTGCCATCATCACCATTGACTACAAGAAGCATATCGTTTTCGTCTGTATCTACAGCGCGTCTTAATGCCATGCGTTTAGGTGTTTTTAATAAGTGTCCAGATAATAGCGATATCTTTGATGTAACATAAGTAAGCTGAGTATCTGAGTATTGAATTTCTGCTAAAGACTTACCTTGTCTTTGAATAAATAAAATACCATTTTCTAATTGCTGAACTCTTATACCTGGTTTTGATCCATTACGACTTGTAGCTTGCAAGAAAAATGATGTAGGCGTAATAGGTTCTAGACCTTGTTGTGGCACATAAAACTCACCGCCTGTAGTAAACATAGTAAGATCTCGACCAGAGATAATATCTGTAATAGCATTAAATGTATTAGTATCTAATGTAGCTTCCAATGCATCATCATCTAATCCTTCTGTAGGATCAAAGTCAAAAAATAATCCTACAATAGATCCCCATACAGTTGATGGTCTTGATTTAGATCCACCAAAATATAAACGACCTTGATGGAATGTAGCTGTTCTTGGCCATCCTTTAGATGCTGACCATACATCTTCATAACCAGATTCTATTTCCCAATCACCACTAGCAATAGCAGTAGTATCAAAGAATGGAAACTCGGTTACTACATTAACTGTAGTTGCTGTAAGATACTGAACAATCTTTGCACGGCCTTGTGGAATAACATTAATATATTGGCCTACTGACGCTGCTGAGAATGGCGTTCCTGTAGATGCAGTAAGCTTGACCTTACCAGAAATACCTGATGGTGTTAATGTTCCAGCTGGGTTAGAGTATGAAATGCTAAATGCATATTTAGGAATGCTATCAAATGTAATAGCTGTAGCTGTCCATGATGCGTCTGTAGCACCACGCACAATCTTAACGGGATTAATATCTTCGTGTGTGATAATCAATGTATCTGCTGATTGAGTCCAGCACATTTCATTTAATCTAGCAGATGTTAAGCTAACACCAGAAGTGCTAAGGTAATCATTACCAGATCCATTAATGTTAGTAATTAATGCGCCATTTTTATACACATGCATACGATTATGTGTAAAACAAAGCATATAACTATCTGATGTTGAGAATTCAAAAGCTACTAGACGAACACCATTAGCTGCTGATTCAGATCCAGCGTTTGGAAGTGAGTTAATATAACGTGTGCCAGATCTACGAGTGATACCACCTTGTGGCTGACAGAATACGTTTTGTGCTGTTTCTAATGCATTCTCGTATGATTTTAAATCTATTCGAGCGCGTAATAGAGGATCTAATTCGCCTGTGGTGAAGTTAGTTTGAACTGTAACAAAGCGAGCCATTAATACCTCACATTAATTAATGAGAAGTCTTGTATCGCGTTTACTGGTTGTCCTTGGCCATCAATATTCATAGCTTGACGCATATAACCACCACGACCATTTTCGCCTGGTGATCCTGTAGCTACAGCTTGCCAATATTGAGCTTTTTCTACTTGATCTGTAATAGGCACACATAAATGCCATGCCATTAAGTATTTAAGTAATTGAATGAAATAGACAGGCATATTTGGCTCTGTCACAGAGTATTGGTAATCTACCCATACTTCTTCATAGTCTGTTAATAATTTATCGCCCATGATTCTGTAATCATTTCTAACTGGCGATCCTACTTCATTAGCATCATAAACTGCTCTTGGTGAAGCTAATCTATCTGCTGGAAGTTGATATTCGTATTTGTATTCGGTAACCGGTGTAGTGACCAGTCTAGCACATTGAACTTTTTTAAATGAGAATGACCATGGATATAAAGTTAAAGCTTGATCTCTTACATCTGCATAAAGTCTATCGCAAGCAGATGATTCATCAGTGCCTTCCGTAAAAGAAGCAATAGGCTTAGCGCCTAATAATATTAGTGCATCAGAACAAACTGATAATGCTGAATCTCCAGCTGCCATACTCTATCTCCAGATGTGAGAATAAGGTGAGTGCAAAACACCCACCTTACCCATAGTTACATATTTACTACTCTGATTAATCTGAGTCTGTAGAAGTTACAGCAAGACCATCAGTTACATCTACTACTGTGCCACTGTTAGCATTTACATATACAAGATGACCAAGAGTATTGGTTGTATCAAATACATAAATTAAATCGCCAACTTTAAGTAAAGAAGCTGCGCTATTGAAATAGCCGCTTGTGTTTACTGTAGCAATAGCGTCTGCGCTAGAGTATGTCCAGAGCTGTGGTGCATTACCAGCTTTAGATTGACCGCCAGCAGCAGATAAACCAGTTGATGAATAAGCCATGTTTTATTCTCCTTATTCGCGGCAAGTTAATTGAACAATACCTTCGGCATCGATCGTTGTTGCAGTCGCAGAGAAGATTGCATTCACGAGGAATGATGTCTTTTCTGGAATGTAATTGATCTCTGTCTTAGGTGCAATACCTTCAGCATAACCAACAGCGTCTTTATGGAACGCAAATACTGTTCTGTCTGAAGAACCATCAATTGCTAAGCCACCTTCTGAACGATCACCTAATACATGGAATGTGAAACCTAAGAATGTATTAAGTTCGCCAGCTACAAGAGCCTTAACTGTATTAAAGTCAGAAGAAGTTACTGCTGTTTCTGAAAGTAATGATGCTAAGTTGTTACCATGGATAACAATGTGACGACCTTCTGGTGGTACGTTGTTCTTGTCCAATAGACGTTTAGCTTCACGTAGTTTAGCTACGTTAAGGTTAGAGTCTGTTGTACCGATATCGTTACCAACAGTTAATGATGTACCTGATGCAGCAAGTGCGTCAAGAATCATTTGGTCTTGACGACGACCAATAGCGTTAGATACTAATTGCACTAACTCTTGTCTTTCGTCAAAGTTTACTTTTTGTTGCATGAAAATGTCTGAATACTCAGCTGCATTCCAGTCTGCTAAAGTAGCAGTTACTTGGCTCCAGCCAGCATTTAGAGGTGTTACGTCTGTTTGTGGAACTCTTAAAGTAGCAACACCTTTGCCTACTTTAGGAAATTTTACTACTGATCCTTCAACGCCGCGTCTTTGGCGAACTGCACCAACTAACTTTGCCTTACCTTGGTAAGCCTGTTTAACTTCGGCATCAAAGAGGGTTACAAAAGCATTAGATAATCCAATAGCCATGTTATTCTCCTAGAATTGATAAAAAATAAAGTTTATCGCTTTGGTTAGCCAG